ATGAACTAGAACCAACATTTGAACCTTGGGAAGTTGAAATATTGGAAGAATGTACGAGTTTATGTATATGTTTGGTTGTTCTCCGTATCCTACGCCCTCATATATGGCCTATGAGCGATTACGAAAAATCAAATCTTAAAAGGGTAAATAAATTTTCTGAGTTGCCTAACACCATCCTCGGAAAAATGATGCAGGTTAAACCTCTTTTGTTCATTAGTGTGTTCGAGAATGACGAGGAAATGAATCATGTGACTCTAGAACGAGAGTTTATTGATGGTGGTGAACATCATGTACTCGAGTTCAATGAGTTCTTAGATCATTTCCGCACAACGGTTTTTTACGCCCAGCAATATTCATTCGGTGATAGTTTCCAATCTGAGCAATCCCATCCCACCCCTAGGTTCAGCCATTACTTACAAGATAAGAATTACCATGATTTATTGGGGCACGTTAATGAGCTGGTTAAACCTCTCTTGATGCTAACAGAAAATAGGTGTGACCAGGATCGCGTGATGTTTCACACTAGTTCACTTAAGGAAAAGGGAAAAAAAGGAGCAAAGAATTGGACCACTGGTTTTGGACGGTACCCCTATTCCATCAATCTAAATGCTACGACATTCCATTATAAGTGTGATACTCTTGAAACACGACCGCTATCAGAAAGTGAGAAGCAGTGGATGGAAATTGATCATCATCAGACCTTCCCGAACGGTTGTTATTGCACACATGATCAAGATCGTAACGTCTTTAGCAATCTGTATAAGACCTATTATCATCAGAAGTCCAAACTAATAGAAGAAGTTGGTTGCGGTGGCCAGGCTGGTGGCATTCCTTTGAAATGTGCCCCAGCAGAGTTCATCCGACTGGAAAGTGATGTCGGATGTGGCAAGAGCACCACCATTCGGGATAGACTGCTTTCGGTCTCTTCTGATGGTCGGCAAAGAGCTGTATTGGTCGCGACTACTCTTGAACGGGAAAAATATAACAACTGGGCCTGGGAAAACGGCCTGCCAGTGATAGCGTTAACTCCGATCCTTCTTGCATTTTCCAATGGTAGCTACTACGAGGACATCAGCATCGACGAATATGGTAAACAACACACGGGCTTAATAGAAATTGCGGCTAGGTACAGTCTATCTGGCAAAGTCTTTCTTGCAGGTGATCGAAACCAGATACGGTATAATATACGGTGTTATAAGACCTTGTCATGTAAGGAAGACCTGGGGATTAAGGACGTCTGTGCGTCAAATGAGTTCGAGTTGATTGATCACTGGAGGCTAGCGGCAAACCACCTGTATGCGATTAATAAGGTATTTGGAAAGAAAATGTTCCCTCAGGTTAAACCTCTAGAACATTGTTCGGTAACCTATACTGAAATCGAACCGAAGTCATACAGGGATCTATCCGGTTATAAAATTTGTTTTGTTCAAAAGGAAAAGGATAAGATTCATGGAGTTTCACGGCATACACTAAACCAGGAAGAATGGGAAGAGTTCAGGTCCCATAAGAATACTGCTGATGAAGTTCAGGGGATGGATTGCTCGGAAGGAACTACGGTCATCTATTCAGAAATGGCTCGTAACAACCCGCATGTTAATCGTCAACCTTATTTCTATGTAGCGCTAACTCGTAATAAGTATTCACCGATACATATTGTTAACTCGGGTCAGGCCCCGATTTTGAAGCAGTTCTTCATCGAATCCGAGAAAGCGGCCAAAATCTGTTGTGGTAAAACTTTGGAGGAAGTACAGAAAATCTTCAGGGACGAATTCGGTGCGGTTTCAAATTTGTCTCTGCCATTTGAACCAAAGGCAACCGCAGTTCCTATAGAAGATCCCCTTCCGGTCAAACCAGTGATACTTCCGGCGAAACCGGAGCTGACCTTGAATAAAAGGATGCTCCTATGTGACAAAATAAGGGCATTTATTGATTCTCCAACACCGACTGACGATCCTGATTTCCTTTTGGAGGGGCCTGGATACGAATTACACGAAAATGGACAATGTGACATGCTCTGCCATAGAAAGATCATAACGAGCGAAGATGGCCACACCAAATTATGTGTCTTGATGAAATGGAAGTATTGCGACAATGAAATCCTATATAGGACACGCGAT